GCGTCTAAATCGCTGAGGAACAGACCGTTGGTGTCTGCTTTAGTTCTAGCAAAAGAAGCAAACCCCGAACCCGTGCTAACGGAATAAAGCCCGTCACGAATAGCTGTTGAGGATATTGGCCCTGTGTCTGATGTAGTAAATACCTCGTTGGTGGTTCCAGCGGTGTTAGTAACGCTGTAGCTATATGTAGTGTTATAAGCAGCTTGGGCTACGTAAAGGTAAGCTTGGTCAGCACGGATAAATAAAGGACTGCAATCTAACAAACGAAGACGGTCGCCCGCTACTAAAGCTGTGTGCGTGGTGTTGGTTAAGAAGGTATCAGTAGTGGCTGGCTTGGGGCCAATTATTTTTAAAAGCGTTCCTTTGTTAGCTCCTGTTAAGACTTCTGCTTGCGCTGGGAAGGTCAGGGAAGACGCAACAAAGGAAGAATCTAGGACTATTTCGTAACCCGCAGCGGATTCACTAGCTACTGTGAACTCTCCTTGTGACTTATTCGTAACCTCTTTGTCGGTGTTCAGTAAGAACGTAGAGTCACCTACTGTGAATCCTTTAAGGTTCTGTCGAGGGTTAGAGGGATTAAGGTAAGCGTGGCTGGTAATATCTAAACCACCTGTAGCGCCATTAATGGTTGCCTCTACACCACTCAGGATGTTGTAGGCTCTCAGAGCGCTACCATCGTGTATGATTACATACTGTTCGTTGTCGTCTCGGTCTACGAATTGAACAAAGCTGTTAGAGTCTAGGGCGCTTGTGAGTAAACGAGAGATGTGACGGGTGTTAGGACGTTTTGCTAAACCGTCTACCACGCTACTCAATGCGTTCTCCTGTTCCTCACATTGTCCGTCATAGCGCAGACTGGCTGGCTGTTGCGAGACACCTTGAATGAGATTGGGGAGAGAAGTATTTATTAAAGCCATTAAGATAGGTCGTAGTTACGGTTAATACCAATTCTGATGGAAGCGTCATAACTGTCAAATATAGTTTTGTCGGAAGTGTTTGATTCAGCGTCCATAAGGTCAGCACGTGCGTTGTATTCGTCACGGGCAATGAGAGCCTCAAGCTCGCGGGAACCTACAATACGTCCTTGGAACACACGGGATGCACGTAGAGTAATGTAGCGTCTAGCGGCTTCGGGAAGGTTGTCCCAAGGCAAATAGCGGGTAAGGTTAACTACTAAATCCTTGGAGAAGGTAGAGACGTTATTGGAGCGGTCAAACAAGCTCAGACCACGCTGTACGATGTCGATGCTGGTGTCTACTGCGTCTAGCTCAAGGATGTCATCGGAAAGGGTAATAGTGTTGTCACCAGCGGGGCTGATGCTAACGCCTAGTTCTGTGTTGAAGTGCCAGCCCTCGGTTTGAACCGCACGTGAAACTTCTTCTAATGCGGAAATAGCGGTAGCCGCAGAGATAGGGAGCGCGGTAGTGTCGCTAATGCTGTTTACGGGGGACTCACCGATGTGGCCCAGCATTGAGTTTACTGCTTCTAATTGAGATGTAAGGGTTGGCATAATTTTCAGTTTGTTAAATAAGTGATTGCGGCTTGGAGTAGCTCTGGGTTGTCATTGAACTGACCTAGACCACTGTTGCATTTACCACATAGGAGACCTCTAACGGCCCCTGATGTATGACAATGGTCTACATAAAGATTTGGACGGGTTTCGTTGTGGTTGAGTGTGGGTGTGCTTGTACCGCATATAGCACAAACACCTTCTTGTTTTTGGAATAGGGTGTTATACTCAAGTGCTGTAATACCATACAGCCTCTCCATGTCCTTATAACGCCTACACTCAATACAGTCGTTCCTTAGTTTTCCTGTTTTGTGGGAATGAAGGTGGTAAGCATTAAGAGGTTTATCCTCTTTGCAAATTCGACACTGTTTGGTTTCTCTCAAATATATAGTGGTTAAAAGAGACCCCAAGGGAATTGCCCAAGGGGTCTCAGATTAAGTGTTAACGCTTAAGCAGGAAGCACCTTAACGGCGCACTCAGGTCTCAAAACGCCATGGCCCATTGCGTATTTGGCCACGAAGAGTGTGCCTTGACGTTGGATTTGGTATTCCGACTCAGTTGCGAGGTCGAGGAGTTTAACAGTTCCGATAGCTTCTTTAGTACCTGCAAGGAAACCCTTAGCAGTACCAGTACCCGAAAGGGCAGAGAAGTCACCGTTGTATCCAGCACCAGAAGCACCGAAGACATCATTGTTTGAGGAACCGTCATCAGTAGCAACAGCAGATGCGTCACCAAGTCCAATCATGGAGTCGAGGTGGTTGCTTTTGAACAGGTTAATACCAGCTACCTTAGCGATGCTACCTTCGGCAACATTACCAACACCACCGTTGTCGCGGTTGATAGCAACATTGTCAGCAGTAAGAAGGGTGTAGTATTGAGCAGGGGTCAGGATAGCGAAGCGTCCGTCTTCTGGAGCGTCTTTCTCGTCAAGCGAGCGAGCAACAGCATAGAGGGAGTCAACGAGACCAGCAGCAGTCGTGGTGGTTGCACCAGCAACTTCTGTACCGCTGTTTCCACCGATAGGTGAAGTTCCACCAGCAGCAGCGAAGAGAGTCTTCATTGTTGCGATGTCGAAGCGTTTAGCAAGGGCTTTACCAAGCTCCTTAGCGTAGATGCTACGAACGTCATAGTGGTTCTTCAACTCATCAATATTAGCGATGAAGGTAGAAGCGATGAGAACGTCATCAATGTTGATGGTGCGTTCAGCGTGTTTAATAGTAGACAGGTAGTTGTTGCTAGCGTCCACGATGTCTTCTCCGACAGTGTGGTAGTTAGCGTCAGCGATTCCTGTGACGGGGAACTGTGCAGTCTTACCGCTATTGATGGTGCGAACCATGTGCAAGTCCTTCATTACGTTTTGTTCTTCAAACGTAGTTAGGATTTCACCTGAGAACACCTTCAAGAAGAGGCTATCGACATCACCAGTTGCATTTACTTGTCCCAAACGGGAAGCAGTTGTATCAGCCATGATATATTATCTTTCTTTTATTTTTAGGTTATTATTATTCGGTTTAGGTGTTCCTTTTCACTTGGTTTTACTCACGGGTTGTCCACCTCGGTGGGCCGCGTTCGCTAGTCCTTGTTAATGGGAACGAAAGGTTTTATTTCTTCTTTTTAGGGAAGCCCAGTTTCGACTCACGATATGTTTTATCTGAAATCGTGGAGTTCTTTTTACTGCGGGATATACCGAGTTTCTTACGTTTATTTATGTTTTCGTATAAGCTCATTGTTAGCATTTCCACCTACGCAGGGCTAAAGCCTTACGGGTGGGACGTCCTTTAGCGTCTTTCATTGGGCCTTTGACTCCACTCATACGAGCACAGAAAGACTTTTTACGTGAACCGCCTTCGGGTTGAGGGCGTTTTAGATTTGAACCAGTTTTAGAATTGTAATACTTTCGCCCTTTAGCGGTTAAACCACCTTTGGAAGATTTATGTTCCTTGCGAAGACTTACGCCTTTTCTTTTCATTCTGGTATTTATTAATATGTTTGTAAGCGATGTTAGCGTATCGCTCTAAGTTAAATTGTTTGCGGTCGTTGATGGGGTCGTGAACTCTACGCCACGCTCCCCCACCCCCGTTCCATATATAAAGCCAATGTTTTGTATTTGGTTGGTAACCCTCTACTAGTATTTGCCCCGAATAGTGTTCCAGAACTGCGTAAGCAATCCTAGCACTAAACAGAGGGTCAAACGCAACAACGTGAGACACTTGGTTCCCCGTGATACGGTTGTAGTCGTCCACCATAATCTTACTAATCTGATAAAGACCGTAAGAGTGTCCATTATCCCCAGTGATAGTAACGTGACTGCCCTCTGGAGCCTCCCACTTAGGGATGAGTTTGACAAATTCATTGAGCGTTAATTCTTTAGCGTTTAACCATTGAGGAACCAAAGTAGAAACTAAGCAAAGCAAGCATACCTTGACGAACCTCTGGTAGCAGAACAAATCCTTCAATTTGTTGGAAGCCTCCTGAGCCTAATATGAAGTTTAATAAGCCCGTCCGTTCATTCTCTAGGCTCACAGGGATACTGTAGAAAGCCAAGATGAAGGGGGCGATGACAACGGCAAAGAGGATACAACCAGCGATAGCGCGGCGTACCCATACTCCACCATTACGAGCTGCGGCTCTGTCAGCAGAGTCATCAGCGGCGTTTTGTTTAGCAAGCATACCCTCTAGGGCTTTAGCTTGAGCTTCTGCTTGAGAAGCGATGAGGCGCATCACAAAACCTGTGACGCCACCTCCGAGCATTGATAAAAGTTCGATAGACATAGTTTAGAAGATTGAGGATACTGCTAGACGTTTCTCAACTTGCTCACGATAAGCAGGGTCGTCATTGTAGCGTTTGTCGCGCATTGCTTCGGTCAACTGTGCGGTCGAACCAAAAGGTTTAGCACCTGACTCAGCAGAAGTAGAACCTTGCACGAGGGCAGGGCCTTTACCACCAGCGGCTAAGAACTGTGAATACAATCCTTTAACAGCTACCTTAGCGGCTTCTACGGAAGCACCTTCAACAATAGAGTTGTAAGCGTCAAGCTCACCGTCAGCTAGATTCTCGGAAGCCCACTCGGACATAGCAACATAGTTACCTTCACCACCTACGGAGTCTTGGATAGCGGCGGCTTGTTGGGTAGATACAGCTTGCTGACCGTTGATGTAATTCTCTACGAACGAACGAGGTAGACCAGCTTTCTCAAGAGACTCAAAGGTCTTGTCGGATAACTCGCCATTCTCGGAGAACTCGTTAGTAGCGCTGTCGATTGCTTCACCCATAACATTACTGTCTACAGGCGCGGCTTCTTCCTTCTTAGCGGTAGCCTTCTTA